GGTCATACTGTTTCTCGCTCAAAGTCTACATTGATCAATTAGCTCTTGAACTCTACGCACAATTATCGGATTATTTTGCGCAATCATAGTTTTGAGTATTTGTGGATTAGATGCAAGTAAATTGTCTAACGTAATTCTGTCCAATTTACCATTTGCTTGATTCATCATTTTAATTGTCTTAAAATCAATAATTGCAGATAATACTGGGGACTCAGATGAAAGCTTTTTAAACTTATCAATATCGAATTGAATTTGACTTAGATCAGTTAACTTATATGCTATATTAGCATCCTTACTTACTTCATAAACCGTGTCTGATGCATTATCAATTACTCGGTAAGCTTTAGTCGGTATCATATCAATTGACTCAGCTGCTATCTGAGCTATAGAATTATAATCTGTTTGTGTACCAATTTCACGCATTGCTTTATTCAAAACAGCTGTTGAAATGTCCTCAAAATCTAGTGAATCAGTCATAGTCTCTACTGATTTCATTATCTTCGCTTTATTTGCAATTGTTGCCACTTCCAAAACATCATCTGTCGATGTAGCAACATCTACCAATTCATCTGTATATTTTGTATATTTAAGTAATTGAACTCCAGTAGTTGTTTTTGAAAATTTTGAAAAAAGCGTTGACGTAAAATCACCAATGTTTTGTACTACGTCAAAAGTACCTGAAAACATTGATAGCATATCAAATGGCATAGTTGCCAAACCTATCGCTTGAGAAACGGCTAAATTTTCTGCCACTTGATTGAATTCCTGTCGTAATTGGCTTAACTTAATATCCAAATCTTGACGTACGGTGACTGAAGCTGCAATTGGCGTTTTATATTCATCATTTGCTGGTATTAATGATATCATCGAAAATCTTACATTATAATTAAATGGATCTCCTGGATTTCCTGGATTTCCTCCTACTTGTGCATATTGCATATATGCTGCTGGGACTCCGGTCACTTTCATTCTTGTTATATTACCATTTGGTGGGTCAAAATTTTTAAATTTGAATATAAAGCGTAATGAATTCATTGACGCTGCATCTGTAAATTGAGTTGATAACGTTATCCCTTCACATATTAAATCTGCATTAATCACACCATTTGGTGTTATACCGAAAGGATAATATGGAGTTATACTTCCTACTGGTAATGTCAGTGATCTCATATATGGCCAGAACCCTATTCTAATTGATGATTGCTCTACTTTAAGATCTCTAACATATACCATGTTTCTGAATAAATTTGAAGTATCCCAATAGTCAATATACATATATGTATCATTTGTAATACATTCCATTCTATCAATTGCAAAATCAGTTGGTACTGCTCCTCTTTGTGAATATACTGATAGTCCATTCAAAGTAACTGTAACATGTGCGGTAACATTCTCATTGTCACGTGTATATGAATATACAGACGTCCAGGGTTTAAAGTTAGACGTTGAAAATTGATAACCAAATCCACCCTTCCTTATAGCTTCTGATTGAAAATAGAAACGTAGTGTTATATCAGCTGCATACCTCACTTCCTTCCATAATCCAGCTTGTGACACGACAGTTTCTTCAGTTAAAGCTTTTGATAATACCTTAGCATTTCTTTCTATTACATAATGCATTTCATTTTTATATAGAGTTGGAAATAGTGTTGAAGCACATGAATAGTAATCTTGTCTAATATCCAAATTAAAATTTTGATCGGTAATATTAGCAATCGATCTAGACATATTTCCTTGATATGCTGTCAGCTCGAGCTGATTACTTGTCATCTCTGAAATACTAAACACTATAGAATTAATAATTGTACTAGTAAACAATTTCTGATTACTGGTTTTATCATACACAATTATTATTGAATCATCTTTTATTACTTCTGTTCCAAAATTATCGCCTTTTTTATAAAATCCTGCAGCGTAATTATCAACTTGCCACATTAAATATTGTTTTGGAGTTTCAAACTTAAAGAACAATTTAGCTGGTTTCACTTGTTGGTATTCAGCATTTGTCAAAATCTGCGGTTTGTTTGGTCCATACCAAAGACTACTAGATACATCTTCCGATGGTTGAGACATGTTATCATTACTAAAATTAGAAGGTGGTAATTGTGCTGTACCTACATTAGATGTATCTATATAAGTTTCAAATTTCTTGTTCGAAGTTTGCGCAATTGTTTGCTGCCTTGCTTGAACATTTTGCCAGTCATTTATAATTCCGACCCAAAAGCGAGAAGCCATCTTTAATAGCC